AATATTAATATTAATACTATTAAAGAATATGAAAACAATACAAAGATACATACTGATGAGCAAATAGAACAAATAGTGACTTCTATTGAAAGATATGGAAATAATGACCCGATAGCAATTGATGAAAATAATGTGATTATTGAGGGACATGGACGTTATCTTGCACTTAAAAGGTTAGGTGTAGAAGAAGTACCTGTTATTAAATTAGAACATTTAACTGAAGAACAAAAACGTGAATATATATTAGTTCATAACAAACTTACTATGAATACTGGTTTTGATATGCAAAAATTACAAGCAGAACTAGAGACGATTGAATTTGATATGAGTAACTTCGACTTTGATATATTTAAAGAAGATAGTTGGGAAACTGAAAAAGTAAGTGAAAATATTAACGAATCAAATGTAATGCAAGAAAAATATCCAGATGGTAAAAGTGGTAGTTTAGTAGAAGATTTTATAGTGCCGCCAGTTAATATTTTTGATACAAGGATAGGTTATTGGGTGGAACGTAAAAGGAAATGGCGTGAGCTAATAAAAGATAATGGTGAAAGTAGAAATCACGTTAATTTAATAAATAATATCACAGGTAGTTTTGAAGAAGTAAGTTTATTAGATCCTGTCTTATCAGAAATAGTTGTAAAATGGTTCTCACCTAAACAACAAGGGAATAAAATATTTGATTGCTTTGCAGGTGATACAATTTTTGGTTTTGTTTCAAGTTATTTAAAAAATGAATTTACAGGTATTGAGTTAAGAGAAGAACAAGCTGCACTTAATCAAGCTAGATGTAATGATTTTAATTTGAATGCTAAATACATTTGCGATGATGGTAGAAATATAGATAAGCATTTAGAAGAAAATTCGCAAGATTTATTATTTAGTTGTCCTCCTTATTTTGATTTAGAAGTTTATAGTGATAAGGAAAATGTCGCAAGTAATCAATCAAGTTATGAAGAATTTTACGCTATATTGGACGATGCATTTAAGAAAAGTGTTAAGTTATTAAAAGATGATAGGTTTGCAGTTATAGTTGCTGGTGATGTAAGAGATAAAAAGACGGGTGCTTATTATGGTTTTGTTGATGATGTAAAGAAAACAATGAAAGAAGCAGGGTTACATTTTTATAATGATATCGTCTTAATAAATTCTTATGGAACAGCAGGACTTAGAGCTCGTGGTTGTTTTAAAACTAGAAAAACTGTAAATGTGAAACAAAATGTATTGGTATTTTATAAAGGGAACCCGAAAAATATTAAAGATACTTTTGAAGATGTAGAGGTAATAGAAATTGAAAGCTAAAATATTTAATGATACATATTGGGTTAAAGAATGTAATTCGAAAAAATTAAAAGATACATTAAATAAAATACTGAATGAGTGTAAATTTAATGTGTTAGATTTTGTAGAGTACGAATTTAAACCTCAAGGATACACGGCTTTATGGTTATTAGCTGAAAGCCATTTAGCAGTTCACACATTCCCAGAAGAAAATAAGACTTATATTGAGTTAAGTAGCTGCAATGAAGAAAAGAGTAAAATTTTTAACTACAAAATAAATATTCTTTAATGAAAAGAGTTTACAAATAGTAAAATATTTCGTATAATAATAAATGTAAAGAATATTAAAAGTAGGTAAACAAAATGACAAAAGAACAAATACTAATAGCGAAAGAAAAAGCGGAACTAGCAAAATTGAATTTTAAACACGGTTTTATTACTTTAGAAGAAGCTAAGAAAGTAGTAAAAGTTTATATAGATATGGTAAACGTAAAAAGTAAAGAAATCGCAAAAAAATATAATCAGAAACCAAGATTAGTTACAGTAGCTGGTTTTATGAGATAGAGTAGTTTAAATAAACTGCTCTTTTTTTGTTCTTAAATTTGGAGGTGAATTAAAATCGCAAAAGGTAAGTACCAAGAATGGTTAGAGCATGATAACTTATTATTGATTGAGGGTTGGGCTCGTCAAGGACTTACTGATGAACAAATATCAAAAAATATGAGTATTAGTTATTCTACTTTCCGTGAGTGGAAAAAGAAGTATTCGGCACTTTCGGCAGCCCTAAAAAAAGGGAAGACTCCTGTTGATTTTGAAGTAGAAAATGCACTTTTAAAACGTGCAATGGGTTTTGAGTATGAAGAAACGGAGACTATCATTGAAGAAGTAGACGGAAAGCAACGGAAACGTATTAAGAAAATCAAAAAAGTAGCACTGCCAGAAACCAGTGCTATTATTTTTTGGCTTAAAAATCGTATGCCTGAACAATGGAGGAAATTTAACCCTGTAGTAGAAGCTAAAATAAAAGCTGAAACTCAAGCCTTGTTAAAAGATACTGAGGTAGCACCTAGTGAAGAAATTGTAATTGTGGATAGGTGGGACGATGACTAGATTTGATATTCAGAAGAATGTTAACCCACACTTCAAGCCAGTATGGTGTTCAAAAGTACCTTACAATATTTTAAAAGGTGGTAGGAATAGTTTTAAGTCTTCCGTTATTGCTTTGAAACTAGTTAAAGATATGGTGAAGATGATATCTAAAGGTGAAAAAGCTAATGTAGTAGTTATCCGAAAAGTTGCAAATACAATTCGCGATAGTGTGTTTAATAAAATAAATTGGGCGATAAATGTGTATGGTTTAACTGATTCATTCAAAAGTACAGTATCACCGTTTAAAATCACACACAAAGCAACAGGATCAAGTTTTTATTTCTATGGTGCTGATGATTTCAATAAATTAAAGTCAAATGATATTGGAAATATAATCGCTGTTTGGTATGAGGAATCGGCAGAATTTGACAGCCAGGAGGAGTTCGACCAAACAAACATTACATTTATGAGGCAGAAGCACCCTTTAATACCATTTGTTAAGTTTTACTGGAGTTATAACCCACCAAGGAACCCTTACAACTGGATTAATGAGTGGAGCGAGCTAATGAAAACTAACGAAAGTTATTTAGTTCATGAATCAAACTATTTAAACGATGAATTAGGTTTTGTAACCGAGCAAATGTTGGCAGATATTAACAGGATTAAAGAAAATGACTATGATTATTATCGATACATTTATTTAGGTGAACCAGTTGGATTAGGAAATAACGTCTACAATATGGCTTGTTTTCATCCTTTAGATGAAATACCTAGCAACGATAAAATCATAGGAATATCTTATGCATTAGATACAGGACACCAACAAAGCGCCACGGCTTGCGGTGCTTATGGAATTACTGCTAAAGGAAATGTGATCTTATTGGATACTTTCTATTATTCTCCAGCAGGTAGAAGTGTTAAAGCTGCACCCAGTGATTTAACTATTATGATTAATGATTTCATCAGTAGCGTTCAAGAAATATATAATGTTCCCACTATTAAATTAACAATAGATAGTGCTGAGGGAGCGTTAAGAAACCAGTACTTTAAAGATTTTGGGATAAGGTGGACCCCTGTGGCAAAATTAAAAAATCAAACTATGATTGATACTGTAACCAGTTTACTTGCTCAAGGTAGGTTCTTTTATTTGAACAATGAAAATAACAAGATATTCATTGAAGAACATAAAATGTATAGATATGATGAAAAAACTATCAATACACCCGAACCAAAAGTAATTAAAGAGGACGACCATACCGTCGATGAATTTAAGTATTTTGTTTTAGATAACTCAAAACTATTAGGATTAAAAGCGTAGGAGTATAACGATGAGAATTATACAAATTATTAAAGATTTTTTTAAAAGGAGCAAATACACAATGCAAGGAAGTTTAACAAGTATATTAGACCATCCGAAAATTGTTGTGTCTTCCGAAGAATACAACAGGATTCAGAACAATTTGAAATATTTTCAAAGTAAGTTTAATGATGTAACCTATCTGAACACGGACGGGGAGCAACGAACAAGAAAGTTTAATCATTTACCACTTGCAAGAACAGCTTGTAAGAAGATAGCAGGGTTAGTTTACAATGAACAAGCTGAAATAACGATTGACAATGAAACAATTAATCAGTTTGTTAATGATGTTTTGTTAAATGATAGATTTAATAAAAACTTTGAAAGATATCTTGAAAGTTGTTTGGCTTTGGGTGGAATGGCAATGCGACCATATTTTGATGGTAAAACAATTAAGGTAGCATTTATTCAAGCGCCAGTATTTTTACCATTGCAAAGCAACATGCAGGATGTAAGCAGTGCAGCAATCATAACTAAGACTGTAAAAAGTCAAGGTAAAACAAATATTTATTACACATTAGTAGAGTTCCACGAGTGGAACGATGAAGATTTAACAATTACAAATGAGCTTTACAAGTCAAACAATTCAAGCACAATTGGTAGTCAAGTGTTATTGAGTGAACTATATGAAGACCTAGAGGAAAGCATAGTGATTAAAGGACTGACTAGACCGTTATTTACTTACTTGAAAACTCCAGGAATGAACAATAAAGATATTAATAGTCCGTTGGGGTTATCAATATTCGATAATGCGAAAACAACAATTGATTTCATTAATAGAACTTATGATGAGTTTATGTGGGAAATCAAGATGGGACAGCGTAGAGTTGCCGTTCCAGAAGGATTAACAACTATGACTGTTATGACAGGAACTGAATTTACAACAAAACGAAGATTTGAAACAGACCAAAATGTATTCGTTCAAATAGGTGGAGGAATTGATGATAATAAAATCGTTGATTTAACTACACCTATTAGGGCGGATGATTACATTAAAGCCATTAATAAAGGATTAGCAATGTTTGAAATGCAAGTTGGAGTTAGTGGTGGAATGTTTAGTTTTGATGGGAAAACGATGAAGACAGCAACGGAAGTTGTTAGCGAAAATTCAGATACATTCCAATTAAGAAATAGTATTGTGTCGTTAGTTGAACATTCAATCAAAGAACTTGTAGTATCTATTTGTGAATTAGGTAAGGCACATGGAATATATCATGGTGAAATACCTAAGCTAGAGGATATTTCAGTTAACCTTGATGATGGAGTGTTCACAGATAGAAATGCAGAGCTTGATTATTGGGTTAAAGCCTTAGCAAGTGGAATTGTTAGTAAGCAGTATGCTATTTCTAAAGTATTGGGCGTGACTGATGAAGAAGCTAGCAAGATGTTAAATGAAATCAACGAAGAAGTACAACCTAACCTTGATGAAACGGATGAAGTAATTTATGGAGCTAAAGAATAACGACGGTAACTACTGGATAAAATCTAAAGAAGTTGAAAATTTATACCATGAACTAACAATGGATATGATGGTTAATATAATCAGACGACTAAAGAAACGTGGAACGGCTGATTTAATAGATAACCCTTATATATGGCAGTTAGAGAAGTTAAACGATATGCATTTAATCACAGAAGAAAATGTAAAGCTTATAGCTAAATATAGTGGAATTGCTGAAGATGTATTTCGTGATGTAATTGCTAATGAGGGTTACAAAATTTATCAAGACAGCCACCAACAATTGGCACAGGCTTTGAAAACTAACGCTCAACCTAATTATTTAGTTCAAGATAGTTTAGATTCACTAGCTAAGCAAACAATGTTTGAGGTTAATAATTTAATTAATACTACATTACCAAGATCATTACAAAATAATTATAAACATACGTTAGAAAAGGCAGTAGCAAGTGCAGTGAGTGGAACGAAAACACACGAAAAAGCACTGTCTGAAGCCGTTATGAGTATGTACCAACGGGGGTTTACAGCATTTAAAGATAGTGGAGGTAGGACGTGGACTGTAGAGCGATACGCTCGAACAGTAATAAGAACAACTACTTTCAGAGTATATAGAGAAATGAGAGAGAGACCTGCTGACGATTTAGGGGTTGACACATTTTATTACAGCGCTAAGTCAAGCGCTAGAGAATTATGTGCACCGTTACAACATCAAATAGTAACTAAAGGAGTAGCACGAACAATTAATGGTGAAAGGGTGTTGAGTTTACCAGATTATGGATATGGAAGTCCTGGAGGTTGTTTAGGAATCAACTGCGGTCACTATTTGACACCATTTGTAGTTGGTGTGAATTACAAGCCAGAATTACCAGAATATTTGGAGAATCTAACCGAGGAACAAGCAAAACAAAACGCTTTAGATAAAGCAAGGTTAAAAGCTTTTGACCGTGAAATAAAAATAAATAAAGATAAGCAAAGATTAGCTAAAGAATTACAAGATAACGAACTACAAGCTAAATTAAAGTTAAGAGAAAAGACTTTAAAGGCTGGCAGAAAGAACCTTATAGAAAAGAATCCAGTTGTTATCAGAAAATACTAATTTTTCGTCCTAGACATGACGTTAAAAGGTCTTTTTATTATGCCTTGCACGGTGTCACAGTGCTAAATAAATAAAGTCTACAGGACGTAAAACGAAAGGAGCTTAAATTATGAGCTTAAAACGAGATATGTTAATCGAAGCAGGAGTAGTTGATAAGGACGCAATCGATAAAATCATGCAAGCGTACGGTGCAGGTTTAGAGAAAGCAAAGCAACAAGTGAAGTTAGAACTAACTGCTGAGAACGACACATTAAAAGAACAACTTGAATCACAAAAAAATAAACTTGAAGAGTTAACTAAAAGTAATGATGTTAATTCAGAAGCTAAACAGGCTTTAGAGAAATTACAGGAAGAATACAACCAATTCAAGCTAGATAGTGATAACAAGTTGGCGCAAATCAATAAAACAAACGCTATCGCACTAGCACTAAAAGATGTTAAAGCACATGATAGCGATGTTCTAATGAAACTTATCGATGTAGATAAGGTTGAGTTAGGAGAAGATGGGAAACCTAAACTTGATGAGGTGGTTAATTCGTTGAAAGAAAGTAAGCCTTTCTTATTTGAACAGGAACAACAACCAACTACACCTCAAATTACAGTTGGTGGCAACCCTAACGGAAACGGAACAGCAGGTGTTGACCCGTTCCAAGCAATTTTAGACCAATATAAATAGTAAAGAAAGGAATTTTTCAATATGACAACAAATAACAATAATTTACCAGTGCGCCAGTATGCGCCACAATATAAACAAATGCTATCAACGATTTTTAACGTTCAGAAAGCATTCGCTGGAGTATTAGCTCCTATTCAAACACTAGACGGAGTACAACACAATACTAAGGCTTTCATGGTTAAAACTAACAATACACCAGTAGTAATAGGGAAATATAAAACAGACGCTAATGTAGCTATGGGAACTGGAACAGAAGGAGGAAGCCGTTTTGGTGATTTAAAAGAAGTAATCTACACGGATACAGAAGTAGAATACAATTATTTACTTGCGATTCACGAGGGAATTGACCGTTACACAGTTAACAATGATTTAAACGCAGCAGTAGCAGACAGATTAAGATTACATGCAGAAGCGCAAACTAGAGAAATCAATAAACGTGTAGGGAAATTCTTATCAGATAATGCTGGAGAAACTAAACAACTAGCTGATCTTACTGAAGCTAACCTTAAGAAGCTATTTAACGAGATAAATGTTTATGTAGTTAATACTGAAATTAACGCACCAATCAAATGTTACTTAAGAGCGCAAGTTTATAATGCAATTGTAGATATGGCTTCAAACAACAAATCAAAAGGTTCAAATGTAAGTATCGATACAAATGGATTATTAAAATATAAAAACGTAGAATTAAAAGAAGTGGCAGAACAATATTTTGAAGATAATGTTGTTGCAATCTTCTCTCCAGATGGGATTGTAATTCCATTCATCGGAATTGAAACTGCTAGAACAGTAGAAGCACAAGAGTTTGACGGGGTTAAACTTCAAGCAGCTGCTAAAGGTGGAACATTCGTTCTTGATGACAACAAAAAAGCAATTATTAAAGTAACAAGCACTACACCGTTAGCATAGGAGGAAATAATAATGGTTAAATACTTAGTAAACGTAGATTTCACAGATAAAAATACTTTTGAACGAGTGAAAAAAGGCACAGAACTTGATATTACAGAAGTTAGAGCGAAAGAAATTATCAGTTCATTAGGTGAGGGAGCTTTAACTAACCTAGAAGAAGTAAAAGAGGAAGTTAAGGAAGAAGCACCAGCAGTAGAAGAAAAAAAAGCTAAAGAGGTTGAATAATTCAGCCTCTTTTTAGGAGGTTAAAAATGAGTTATTTAACTTTAGAAGAATATAAAGAATTAGGTTTTGCAGAGATTGAAGAATTTTCAGAATTAAAACTAAAGGCAGAAATGGCTGTAGATTTATATACAAATTACTTTTATCAAAATAATAATTTAGAAGATGATTTCCCACCACGTAAGAAAGCTGTGAAGCTTGCTATTGCTAATCAAATACGCTACTTAAATGAAACTGGAATACTTACTGCTGAAGATAAACATTCTTTAGGTAGTTTGAGTATTGGAAGAACCACTATTAATTATGGCAGTAGTGGAAGTAGTCCAGCTAAAATTGAAGCTAGTAAATACAATTTAGCATTAGACACTATGAACTTACTTAAAAGTGTTGGGTTTGGTTATAGGGGCGTTTGTTATGATAGATAAGCGCCTTTTGACGGATACTGTAGAGGTAAGTTTAGCAGGTGAGAAAGACAAATGGGGGAAGATCACTTTTAAAGAACCGTTTGAAATAAAATTCGTTCGATTTGATAGAAGTTCTTTAGATAAGACTACAAACACACAAAACTTAACAAATATCACAAGGAACAAATCGGGAACCTTATTTATTTATCCTAAATTTAACAATGTTGTTGTTAATGATAGTTGGTTACAAGCTAAAATCACAGACCAACACGGAGAATATAAGGTGATTAGTTTTGAAACTAATTATTTAGGAAATAAAGTATTCTCTTATGAGTTAACGGTGATTTAGATGTCGATAAAAGTATCTTACGATTTATCACCAATGGAGAAAAAATTCGGACCAGGGAACGTTAAGAAAGCTAGAATAGAAGTTGCTGACCAAGTATTGCTTGATAGTGAAAAGTATGTCCCAAGTGCTGGGAAAGACATTTTAAGAGGTACTGGTGAAGCTAATAACGGTTCAGTATCATGGAATACAGTATATGCTAGAGCACAATATTTTGGAACTAACGGTATTGTTACTTTTAGAAAATATACAACTCCTAATACTGGTAGCAAATGGACTGAAAAAGCTTCTAATAGCAAGATGAAAAATTGGGAAGAAGTAGCTAAGAAAGGATTAGGAATAAGATGATTAATAACATTGATTTTCAAGACGTGCTTTGTGATTATATTAATTCTTTAAATTTGCCACTTGTAGCTAGATTAGATTATTTCATTGAATCAGATGATTTAGTGGTTAATTTAATTGCAGGTGGTAAGGTAGAGCGGTTATTTATGGACGGTACACAAGAAATAAGTTTACCTTTTGAAATTGCCATAAAATGTATGGATAATCAAAAAGCTAACTCGATCTTGTGGACTATCCACACCGCACTATCTGAGTTTAATTTACAATTACCTAGTGCAAATAATACTTATCGCTTCTTAGGACTAGAGGTTGGAAAGCCTGCAGTTAATGGACGTGATGAGCAAGATTATTTTATCTATACTTTACGTATAGTATCAAAAATTGAAATTGAAGGAGATATATTAAATGGCTAGACAAAAGAACGCATTAAGAAAACATTTTGTAGCACCTTTTGATAAGGCGAACGCTACAACAGCACCAACAAAAGAACAGTACAAACTGTTAGCTAAATACATTAAAACAGTAAATGATGAAACAGATGAAGATACTGACGACGTAGCATGGTATGACGGAGACGGTACACCAGAAGAAACAGTAAAATCTGTAAAAGCTGGATTCTCATTTGAGGGGAACTTCGATGTAGAAGATGACGCACAAAAACTAATCGCTGACCTTAGATATAAGGTTGGAGATGATAGAAAAGTATGGTTCAAGGTTGTATCTTCAGATGGTAAGACAGCGTGGGAAGCAGTAGCAATTGTTTCTAAGATTAAAGCCGGAGACGGAGACGCAAGCGACTTTGAAAACTTTGAATGTACGATAAAATGGACAACATTACCAAAACAAACAGCAGTAGCATAATTTAGGAGGTTAAATAAGCATGGTAGTAATTAAGAAATTTGAGAATGTAATTCCAATTGATTTTGGAGAGTTTGAATTAAAGTTTGTAACTAGTGATGAAAATGTTATTAAACTAGCAAATGTTGAAGAAAAAGCAGGTGTAGTTAAAGAAAAGATTGGAGAACTAAAAGGAACAACTGAAGATATTAAATTAATCTATGATTTAGCTAAAGAATTATGGGTTGAGTTATTCGATGAAGAAACTTTTGAGAAAGTTTATAATCTTTATAACAAATCTTGTATGCCAACATTACTAGCAGTATTTCAAACGCTATTTGGGTTAACTCAAGAATTAGGTAGCAGTTATTCTCCAGATAAGCTGATTAAGTATCTAAATATCGACCATGCTTAATTTAGCTTATAAATTAGAAGATGAATTAATCGTTGGTAGTGAAGTTTATAAGCTTAATCTTAGCTTTGATAATGTAATTAGGTTGTTTGATATGCTTAATTCTAGTGATCTTGAGGAATATCAGAAACCACACTTTGCAATGATAATGTTAACGGGTGAATCTTTTGAGAAATACTCAATAGAGGACGTAGAATTATTTTTAAAAGAAATCATAAAAGAACATATCAAAAATAAGGAATTTAATTCAGTAGAATATGATTTAGCTGGAAATCCTATGCCAGTTAAGGAAACAGAAGAAGAACAGGAGCAATTATATAGTTTGAAATACGACTCAGACTATATTTTTGCTTCTTTTTTACAAGCGTATAATATTGATTTAATTGAAATGCAAGGTAAATTGCATTGGAGAAAGTTTAATGCCTTATTAAATGGACTTTCAGATAATACTAAATTTATGGAAGTTGTAAAGATTAGGAGTTATAAACCATCAAAACATGATAGTCCTGAATATAAGGAAAGCATGAGAAAACTACAACGTCAATATGAACTTCCTATCAATGATTAGTTTAAAAGAAAGGAGGTTAATATATGGCAGAGGGAAAAGTTAAAATAGATGTTGACTTGAACGAGAAAGGCGCCACCTCTGGAATCGGACGGTTAAAAAGTGCCTTAAACGGTCTTGAAAGTGCTGGAACAAAGGCAGGTTCAGTCTTTAAAAGCGTGTTAGGAGCAAACCTAGTAAGTGCTGGAATAAGTGCAGGTATTAGTAGTATTTCTAACGGTATTAGAGGGATGGTAACTGAATTAAATAGTTCAGCGAAAGCCTGGAAAACTTTTGAAGGCAACATGTCAATGATTGGTAAGTCTAAGGAAGAAATCGCACAAGCTAAGGGCGTTATGCAAGATTATGCCACCAAAACTATTTACAGTGCGTCAGATATGGCGCAGACCTATTCGCAGTTAGCAGCAGTAGGAATTAAGGAAACTGACAAATTAGTAACTGGTTTTGGTGGGTTAGCAGCAGCGGCAGAAAATCCAAAACAAGCCATGAAGACACTATCTCAACAAGCCACCCAGATGGCGGCGAAGCCAAAAGTAGCGTGGCAAGACTTTAAATTGATGATGGAACAAACCCCAGCAGGTATGGCGGCAATCGCCAAGGAAATGGGAATGTCACTTGATGAACTTGTTAAAGGTGTTCAAGACGGAAAAATCAAAACAGAAGATTTTTTCAATGCTATTAAAAAGGTAGGTAACAATGATAGCTTTTCTAAAATGGCGACCGAGTTTAAAACTATAGATCAAGCCATCGATGGAGCGAAAGAAAGTTTAGCTAACAAACTTCAACCAGCGTTTGAGAAAGTTAATAAATTCGGAATTAAAGCTATTTCAGGTATTGCAGACGCACTAGACAAAGTAGACTTTGGGAACTTTGCTGAAAAGTTAGGTAGTTTCTTAGATAGTATTGATATTGATGGAGTAGTTAATGGAATAGCTACTTCAATTAAAAATGTTGTTACAGTAGCTAAGGAACTATGGAAAGGATTGAATGATAGTGGAGCGATAAGTGCCGTTTTAAGTGCTTTTAAAAACATTCAAAAGGCAGTAACTAACCTTGTTACAGCTTTGTCAAATAGTGGAGCAATTAGCACATTTGCGCATGCTTTAGGTTTAATTGTGAACGTAGTAGCAAAAGTGGTTAGTGGCTTTGCTAAATTAATAGCTTCACTTCCACCTAGTGTGATTAGCGCCATTGCTTACTCATTATTAGGTATTGTAGGTTCACTAAAAGCTATCAAGTTAGCAACTAAAGGAATTGATTTAATCAAAGGGTTAAACCCGTTTAAATTATTCAAGAAAAATGCTACTGAGTCGTTAGATGAAGTGACGAAAAAAACTAAAGAAACTAAAAGTACTGTATCTCAAATAATAGAGAGTTTAGGAAAGGTGATAGAATCAGCAGGTAAAGGAATAAGTACTGCAGCTAAGGGAATAGGTGAGGGTATCAAAACAGCATTGAGTGGTGTTCCGTCCGTTCTTACTGCTTTAGGTACTGGAATTTCAACTGCTGCACAAGGAATAGGAACTGGACTTGCTATTGCTTTTAAAGGATTAGGAAGTGCCATTGCAATGGTGCCACCTCCAACGTGGCTTGCACTGGGTGCCGCTATCCTTATGGTATGTGCTGGACTTGCACTTTTAGGAACTCAAGGAGATGGAGTTGCTAAGGTCTTTCAAGCCTTAGGAAGTGCAGTATCTCAAGTTATTCTTGCATTAGGTACTGGCTTATCAGCCGTTTTAGTTTCATTAGGTAGCGTTATTCAATCGGTTGGACTTGCTATTAAGTCAGTATTCGAGGGGATTGGAACAGTAATTCAATCTGTAGGTACTGCCATTAAGTCGGTGCTTGAGGGGTTAGGTTCAGCCTTTACTGGTTTTGGAAATGGAGTAAGACTGGCTCTTGAAGGAGTTGGTACTGTAATTACTTCAGTTGGAACTGCTATTCAATCAGCCTTACAAGGTGTTGCAAGCATTATTGATTCAGTTGGTAATGCTATTAAGTCAGCACTTGAGGGTGTAGGTTCCGTGATTGAATCTGTAGGTAACTCAATAAAATCAGTATTAGAGGGTGTTGGAACAGCCTTTGAGAAATTCGGAAATGCAGTTAAAACTGTTTGTGATGGAATTAAAGAAGTTATCGATTCAATCGGTAATTCAATAAGAACAGTACTTGATGGAGTAGCAAACGTTATTAAAAGTATAGGTGAATCAGCAGAAAAAGCAGGTAACGGGTTTAGGTTATTTGCCGAGGGTGTGAAAACTCTTGTTGATTTAAGTTTAGGAGATTTAGTTGCTACATTAACAGCAACAGCAACTGGAGTAGGTGCAATAACGGCTCACGCTGGAGAAATGACAACGGCTGGAGCAGGTATGCAAACCATGGCAAGTGGATTAGCAATGTTAGGTCAAGCAGCAACTTCTGTTCAAGGAGCGTTTACTGCCTTACCAACGTTAATCACAAGCTTAACTACTTCATTAAACGCATTACCACCTATCTTGATAACAACTTCAACAGCCGTTCAATTATTCAGCACTAACATTACTACTTCGTTAGCTGGACTTATGACTGCCAGCGGTTCAATTAGTGCTTTCAATAGTCAAATAACAAGCATAGGAACAGCAGTAAGTTCTGTTACTGTATCGATTAGCGCATTTGGTGTTGTGCTTTCAAGCTTAGCAGTAAGTTTTGGTACAACTTCCGCTTCAATCGGTGCATTAACTGGTGTAGTTAGTGGGTTAACTAGTGCATTATCACAAGTGGGAAGTACAGCCACTAGTGTAGCAGGTCAGATTAATCAGATAGGTACTTCGATTTCATCTGTTGGAGCGACAGTATCTGGTATGGTAGCAAGTATTAGTGGAGCAATGAACGGATTAGCTGGTGCCATTTCTTCAGCTATGAATAGTGCCTTAGGATCTATTCAAAGCACATGTCAACAATTTGTATCTACACTCCAACAAACAGCCTCACAAATGGCACAAGAGGGGCGTAGAGCAGGTGAAGAAGCAGGAAGAAATATTGCTGATGGGTTAAGAAGTAACGAGGGTAACGTTCGTTCAGCTATGGAAAGTATTAAGAATACAGTTCAAAGCGTGGGACAAAGCATTGTTCCAGTTGCTTATAACGTTGGAGCACAGGTAAGTAATGGAGTTGCGCAAGGTATGTACTCGGCTTTAGGTGCGGTGACTGCTGCAGCCAATGCAATTATTAACGAAGTTGACAGAGCGTTGAGAGCTAAGGCACAAATTCACTCACCATCAAGGCTTACACAGAAAAGAACAGGGCACCACTTAACAAGTGGGGTTGCTACTGGTATGGTTAAGAATATGCCAGCATTAGATAAAGCATTCGATGTTTATCAACGTGCAATTGACAAATTCAAACCTAACTTTGTACCTGAGAACATGTTAAGTTTCAAAGGTGGTCCATCATTTGCAACAGCAGGTGGGAGTAGTAATAACGTTACTAACAACAAAACAAGCAACTTTGGAGCGTTGCTACATATAGAGAATTTAAGTACAAATTCTGAAGAAGATGTTCGCAAACTATACGAACAAATAAAATTCTTAATTAAGGAGGAGGAAGACAGGCTATGATAACTAAATATATAACTTACAACCAACTAAACACAAAAGAGTTAGGATTAAGATTAGTAGATGAAATAGAACTGGAATCTTCTTCTCAAACTGTAGATTTAGTTGAAATAGACGGTGTAAACGGTGCGAAAATTAAAGATAATAAACGGTTGAAAGTAGTTGAGCGTACTTTCCCGTTTAAAATATACGATGAAAAAGCTGATATTCAAAACATAATTAATAAATTAAACGACTATCTAATCAACATTAAGCCAAAATGGTATGATTTTGGCTTGAGTTGGGATAGTGAGTATCTTTATAAGGCGTACTTTTATGAAACGTTTAAAATTGAGGGAACATTAACAAGTAAGAAGAAATGTATCTTAAATTTTAAATTGCACCCTATTAAATACTTAAAAACAGGACTTAATAAGATAACAGTTTCTAACGGTCAAATACTAAGAAACCCAGAACGAAGAAAAGCCAACCCACTTATTAAATTAAGAGGAACAGGAGATATTAATTTGAATATTAATTCTCAAATCTTTAGGTTGAAAGGAGTTAGTGGGCACATTGTTATTGACTGTGAAACACAGTCCGCTCATTGGGATAATAAAGAACCGCAGTACGATAAAGTGTTCACATATCCATTTCCACACCTTGAAATAGGAGATAACAGAATCTCATGGGACAACAACTCATTTGTTGTTGAAATAACTCCACGATGGGAGGCGTTAGTTTAATGGCTTATCCTATTTTATACAAAGCAAATGAAACTAATTTTGAGCATTTGGGAGTGTCAGTATTATCTGACGCTTCTAAATGCCACGTTTCAAGAGAAAAAAACGGGATATACATTCTTGAATTTGATTATCCAGTCAACGGTAAAGATGTTGATAAAATCAAAGAGGGAATGTATATCAAAAGTGATGCAGGTTACAGAACTAAAAATCAACGTTTTGTAGTTTCAAAGATCACTAAAACACAAAATGAATTTAAAATTTACTGCCAACATATTTCACAAGTTAAAACTACTATGAACGCCATTAGACCAGATATAACAGTTACTAGCGTTAGTGCTATGGGTGCTTTAAGGGCGTGGCGTGATAACTTGTTAGATAGTCGTGAGGAGTTCTTCGTTCAATCTGATATTAGCACGTTAAATTCAACAACGTGGAAAGTTGAAAATATCGAGAACGCCCGTGACGCTTTAGGAGGTAAAGCAGGTTCAATTCTTGATGTTTGGGGCGGTGAATATGAGTTCGATAACTTAAATATTACACTTCACAGAAGCATGGGAATTGATAATCCAACCATCATCGCTTATGGTAAAAACTTGTTAGACTTAGAACAAGAGCAATCAATACTTGAAACTTATACTTCAGTTTTTCCTTTTAAAAAATATACTGATGATAACAACAGAGAGCAATTAATAACATTGCCAGAAATACTGCTTGACAGCACACACTTAAATAAATTCACACATAGAAGAATTTTAAAAGTTGATTTTTCAAATGATGAAAACTTAAAAACAGTAGAGCAGTTAAGAAGCAAAGCCAAAAGTTACATTAAAAATAATAATGTAGGAGTGCCAAAAACTAACTTAAAGATCAACTACCAAGACTTATCAAAAGTTGAGGGAGTATTTGATAACCCAGCACTTGAACAGATAGATTTATGCGACAGATTAAAAGTTTATTACAGCGAGTTGGGAATATTAAATGAAAATGCGAAAGTAGTTAAGGTAATTTGGGATGTTATCCTAGAAGAAAATCACGAGATAGAAGTAGGAGATAGTAGAAGTAGCTTCACAGATAGTACTTCAGCTAAATTAGAATCACTACAGGTTCAAAACGATTCAGTACTTGCTAGAATAAATGCTTTGGTTGCCGAACAGGAAGCAGCTTTCGATAGGTTTTTTAAAGAAAAATCAAAAGTAATCGAAGATAGAGTAAAAGGTGGATATGAGAAAGCCTTATTAAGTAGTGAAGAAAAAATTCGAAAAATGGGTGAAGCATTTGACGAAAAAGTCAACCAGTTTAGAAATCAAGTATCAACAACAGTTGAAGACTACAACAGGCAATTCCAAGCTACAAACTTAGAGATAAGCAAAAATAGAGTTGAAGCAACCAAGCAAATTCAAGCACTAACTGATAGAGTTAATAATATTCAAGATATTTCTAACAATGAAACAGTAAGAGAGCTTAGAGGACTGGTTAACGGTGCTACTAGCAAGGTTACAGAACTTGAAACTAGCATTACTAGAGAATTTACTAACGTTAAAAAGAAAAATGAAGATAGTTTAAACGCTGTTAAAGCTGAATTTACTAAAGGTGTAGACGGACTAACAAGCAAAATTACTTCACTTGAGGAATATAAAAATCAAGATGGCACACGAACTGAAAGTTTAAAACAATGGGTTCAACGTGATACAGCAAGTCAATTAAGCCGTGAAAGAACTGAAATTAATAAAATTATTGATAGCAAGGGTTATATTAAGAACACAGAGTTTTCTAATAAGTTCAATGAAAGTGCTAGAGGAATAACCAACCAATTAACCGCCTTAGAAAACTATAAAAATCAAGACGGTACAAGAGTTGCTAACTTGCAAATTTGGGCGCAAAATAACACAGCTAACCAACTGACTGCTGCAAGACGTAGCATTGAAAGTTGGGTTAATGAGAAAGGTTATGCGACTACTTCTGTTGTTGAAAATAAAGTAAGAGAAACAGCTAATAGTTTTAGTCGTGAGATTAGCAATGTTAGAAATAGTATTCCAACTAGTTTAGGTGGGAGAAATTATATTATTGACAGTAAAAATCTAAATGCTAAGACACATTGGGGTAGTGGTAAATGGGATGAAACAGTTGATGGTGATACCATCATTTTGACAAAAAAAGGCGGAAGCGATAAAACTGGTTTTTGGTTCAATCTAACTGATTTAGTTAAAACTCAATTCCAAAATGAAACTTTAACATGGTCAATAGATATTAAAGCTAGTAGAGATATTACTTTAAATGCAGTTGGTTTTGAAACTAACGGACAGACGAAAGTTGATGTTACAACAAATTGGAAACGATATTCATATACTTTTGTGAACAGATTTACAAATTATTATATGTTTACTTTTAATAATCCTACTACTAATTTTAATAATGGAGATAAAATTTATATCAAATTACCAAAATTAGAAACAGGGAACGTTGCTACTGACTGGACACCAGCTCCCGAAGATGTAGAACAAAATGTCAACGAACTAAACACGTGGAAACAAACTGCTAATCAAACTTTAAATACAGTTACTAGCACGTTAAACGATACTGTAAGGCACTCACAACTAAGAGTAGGTGCTGATAAGATTGATTTTGGTTCAAATCAAGTGTTCGATGGAAGAAATCTTGCAAGTATGCTTTCAGTTAGTCCAGAGAGTATTAACGCTATAACTGATAAATTAGTAATCACACCATCTAATGAGAATCTAGTAAGAGTGAATCAACGAGAAAGTATAACAAGTGGTGAACGTGATACTTTCATTACTGATGATATCAAGGAAGATTTAAGCGATGGAGCAGAATTTTACTTCAAAGCAAAGTTTTCTAGCAATGGAAGAGGTAAGCAAAGAATAGGAATACAAATATATGTTACTTATACAGATAATAGTAGAAGTTGGGGATTTACTGAAATGTTCCCAATTAATAGCTATGCATGGAGTGAAGAAAGGAAAGCAACCTTAAAATTTGAAAAGACCGCTGGAAAAAAAGTTAAACATTACGCTTTTGGTATCCATCAATCAGCGTGGAATGATTTTTCAAGTTGGACTATTAAGGAGTTAGAGCTTTACAAGAAAAAATCAGCTGAATTAATTGTTGATGGTTCAATCGAGGGTCGACAAATTAAAACTCAAACTTTAGAAACTGGACACCACAAGGCAGGGAGTATCACTTCAGAAATTATTGCTGCTAACGCTGTTAGAGCTAAGCATATATTGATAGATGATGGGTTGATAAATAACTTAGTAACGCATAATGCTTTCATCTCTAAACTGTGGGCGCAAGACGCTTTTATTAGAAGTTTAAAAACTGTTAAAATTTCAACAACTCAATTAGATACTGACTGGCTTTCAGCTTATACAGGTGATATTGGAGGATTCAGAATTGGTAAGAACCCGAACCAACCTGGAGACTTTTGGCTTACAGGTTCTAACAACTTCAACTGTGGATTAAACCCAGGTCACAACATTGGTACTCGTGGTGCTCAAATTTGGGCAGCATGGGGGAATAGATGGGATAAAGCTGGCAATAATGCATGGTGGGTTGATGGACAAGGTGTAATGCATTGTTACAACAGACCAATCCTTAGTAAGGGACTTGATGTAAGTGGTGGAAATATTAATATGCACGGAAGTAATATTGAGGGATATGCAGATGAGAACAGAAATAAAACTACTGTTATTTGGTGGTCACAAATCAATAGGGTTAAAAGTTCAGTATCTGATAAACGTTTCAAAACTAACATTAAACCAACTAAAGTTAAGGCAGTAGATTTACTTAATAAAATTGAAATAGTTGAGTTTAATTGGAAAAAGGATAATAAATTCGAAAAAATCGGAGCAATTGCTCAACAAGTTCAATCAGTAGAAGAAAGCCTTGTTGTTTATGATATGGACGATAAACAAACTTACAACGATTATTTAAGAATTAGTTACTATGACGCTATACCTTATCTAATTAAAGCAGTACAAGAATTATCAGAAAGGATTGATAAATATGAACAACAAGCCTAATATTAAAGATTTTTTAGCAGAAGAAATTAGACGTTTGTCTTTAGAGAAAGCGTACTTACAAGAAGCACTAGTAGAAGCTAATGCAAAAATTGTGGAGCTAGAAGAACAATTAACAAAGCCTAAAGGAGATAAGAAATAATGGAAAACAAATATACAGTAACAGGTAAAGTATTAAAACTAAACGTAACAGAAGTATCAATCTATCGTGAGTATCCATACACGTATATCACACGTTCATTAGCTGGTAATCAGTTAAATAAAAGTGATGAAGAACTCATTCAAGCCGTGTTAGAGATTATGAATATCGAGTTTGACCCTACAAGTACGATTGCTAAGTTAACAGCATTATCGAATGAGGTAAAAGAAAACTTAGCACAGGTTAAAGAAATAGGCGAACATACGAAGAAAAATTCAGAAACAGCACAAAAATCGTTGCTTGAATTAACAGAACAAGTATTCAATTTATCAGTAGATGTGGAAGCGTTAAAGAGTGAACACCATGAAGAAGATGAACAACCACAACTAACTACACCTACTACAACA